CAAAAGATGTGGGACAATTTCCAGCTATCACCGACCGTTCTCTACGTCAACTCGCAGGAGTTGAAGAACATAACGACAAAAGTGCTGTCGAACGCCTCGGGGCCGCTGCTGCGTTACGACACGCCCGCGGACGGCAGCGCCGGTGAGTATCAGTTGACCGCGTCTGGAGTGGTACAGTTTTATTACAACCCGTTCGCTGTAAATGGGGGCCTCCGAATCCCGATCAGGATCCACCCGCGCGTGCCTCCCGGTACGGTCATCGGCTGGGCCGAGAACCTGCCGATCCAGTACCAGTCGAACGAAGTGCCGAATGTTGCCGAGATCAAGACGCGGCAAGACTATTACCAGATCGACTGGCCGATCGTCACCCGACAGCGTCAGGTCGGTGTCTATGCCGAGGAAGTGCTGGCCGTATACGCGCCTTTCGCAATGGGCGTGATCTGCAACATCGCGAACGGGTGATAGCGGTGCCCGAGCTTTCGGTGCTTTTACGGCAAGTATCTGTCGCTGCAGCCCCCGGGTCCAGTCCGGGGGTCTCGCTTCGGCGGGACCTGATACCGCTTCGCTCCCTATTCGGCCAGGACGAGGCCAATCACGGCCCGGCGCGGTATCCCGTCGGCGCTGATGGTCAGGTGCGGGTGCCGCTTGAGGCTGTTGGCCCCCTGATCGGGAAAGGAGGGTTCGCCGTGCCAAAGACTGCCGATAACGTGACTTCGGCTGGGATGGTCAAGCTGCACCACGACGACGCTGCCGGCTGTTCCTATGGCGGCTGCCCGTATCCCGGGAACGAGAACGGCGACGTGCTCGTGCCGGCTGAGGCCGCTTCCGAGCTCTTGGCGCATGGCTTCGTGCCAGTGCTTCAGCTGGCAACATCGATGTCTAGGCGAGCCAAGCCGTTAGCGGCCAATCGGTCCACGGAGGGTTGATCCAGTGGCCTTTGGCGATCTGACAACGCTAGCCGACGTCAAGGCATGGCTGCAAACCGGGCAGAGCGCTTTTCCCGAGACTGACGACGTGCTACTGACGCGCCTCGTCACAGCGGCCAGTCAGTATATTCAGACCTGGCTCAACCGCCAAATCGGTCTGGCAGATTTCCGCGAGGTCCGGGACGGGACCGGGGGTCAAAGGCTGCAATTCGCGTGCTTTCCAGTCTCCGCTGTGCTCTCGCTTAGTATTGACGGCCAGGCGATTCCTCCCGCAAGTTCCAGCTGGGCTGCAGGTTACAACTTTAGTGCAACCCAGCTCTCAGTTCGCGGCTATTGGTTTAATTATGGCGCGCAGAACGTTGTTATCACCTACACGGCCGGTTATTCGACTACGCCGCCCGAGATTGCTCAGGCGTGCATCGAGCTTGCCGCGCTTCGCTACCGGGAGCGCAGTCGCGTCGGCGAGCTCTCAAGGTCTTTGGGCGGTGCCGAGACGGTCACTTACTCGCAGAAGGATCTGAGCGATGCGATCAAGACGCTACTACAACGGTACCGCGTGGTGTCCCCGATCGCCGTAGTTCCTCCAAAAGTGGCGCCGACCAGCGCCGACTCTGCGATACTTGCCGGTGTCCTGTGATCGCAGCGCATCTCGTCGGCGACGACAGAGTCCTGGCCCGGCTGCGCGCGCGTTGCCGGGCGCAATCAATTTGGGGCTCGCGCGCGCGATCACCAAGCTTGGGATCGATCTCCGGCACAAGGTGCAGGAGGACGAGCTCGCGGGCCAGATGCTTATTTCCCGCTCTGGATCGCTGAAGTCGAGCATAGATCTGCGGGTAGATCGGAGCGCCACAACGGTCAAGGCAACGGTTTTCACCGATAGCGAATATGCCCGTGCGCACGAATATGGTTTCGCGGGGACTGTCAATGTCAGAGCGAGCCTGCGGCGCATTACGGAAGCCTTTGGGCGCCCTATCTCCGGGAAGACGATCAGCGTGCGGGCTTACAGTCGCAAAATGGATCTTCCCGAGCGCTCGTTTCTGCGCTCGGCGCTCGAGGAGATGGCGCCGGTGATTCACGACGAAGTGGAAGCGGCTCTGCGCACGGCGGTGACGGAATGATCCCTCGGTATATGCGATTGTGGCCTCCTGCACCCAGCACGCCCGACGTTATTGGTTCCAGCCCCTGGGTGTCGTTTCGCCGATGCCGCGCACAGGAACCTGTCGCCGAGACCCGTGACCGGAGGGGCGCTGATGATCATTCGTGAGACGATCTATGCCGCACTCTGGGCGCTCGGAGCTGGCTCGGCAAGGTTTACGAGCGCGAATCGGCGACTGCGGCATTGGGCCGATGTGGCCCCGCCCGAGCAGCCCGCATTGTTCATGAGCGAAAAAGGGGGGCACGCCGCAATCAAGAGGCTGGGCGCACCGATCGTGTGGACACTCCACGCCGAATTCTATGTGTACGTCCATTCGAGCGACTCCTACCTGGCACCAGGAACAATCCTGAACCCCCTCCTCGATGCGCTCGAAGCCGCGCTGGCACCGTCCCCGACGACCGGGATCCAAAATCTCGGCCTGCCTGAAATGGTGCAGCACGCCTACATTGCGGGGAAGATCGAAACCGACGAAGGCGTTCTCGGCAATCAGGCGATCGCGATCATTCCAGTCGAAGTCCTGTGTGTCTGACGATAAAACAATACGGAAGTGGGCGCGGGGCTCTTGCCTTCCGCAAATGGGCTCGGGGGCCGTCGGCAATGAACTCATTCCGATGTGCTCAATGCCCTCAACGGGCCTCTGTTCGAAGGAGTGGTCAATGGCTGAGGAAGATTTCGGTACAATCGAAACTGCCGAGCCTGTTGCGATCGAGCAGCTGATCGAACGCTGGTGGATGGACCATTTTCCGGGCTCGGCGATCGCGCGTGACACGCAGGCCTGGAATGTCGCTCACGCCGCTAAGGAGAGGCTGAAGCGGCTCTTGAAAAGGAGTGTGTGACATGCAATTGAGCTTCGGGGCGGGTGCGGTATGGGGCGAACGCACTGATGTGACTGGCTCGGGAATCGGCCCTCGCCAGTTTGGTGTGCTTCAGGACATCCAGATCGATTTCGACTGGACCGACAAGGAACTTTATGGCCAGCTGCAATTCCCCGTGGCGATTGCACGCGGCCAAGGCAAGATTACCGGCAAGGCGAAGTTCGCCCAGATCCTCGGGCTGCTCTATTCGGACATCTTTTTCGGGTTGACCCCGACCACCGGGCAACTCGCCGTCTCGCAGCTAGAGGCCGCGAGCGTACCGGCAGCAACACCCTATACGGTGACAGCTGCTAACGCCGCGAGCTACAATGATGATCTCGGTACACTTTCTCGGCCGCCGACGCAAGCGGCGCGCTCTTGATATCATACACCTACAACGTGGTTACGAGCGGCAGCAAGCTAGCGATCACCAATCAGCTCATGGGAGCAACGCCTATTTTCAAGGCGACTTTCTACACGACTTATAACGGTAACGGAACCGCGCTCCGACTTAACGCCTGCACCGCAAATAAGCTTTCGCTCCCGACGAAAGTCGACACTTGGACGATCAGCGAACTTGACTTCAGCGCCTTTGCCGATGCTTCGGGCACGATCGGCTACCTCAGCACGGTGGAGTGATGATTCCTGGTGTCGAGGTGGCGATGGGCGGCCAGGGTTGGGTGATCCCGCCGCTTACACTCGGCCAGCTCCGCCGTCTGATGCCCAAGGTGCGGCAGTTAACCGAAATCGGTGCCTCGATGGGTGAGGCGCAGATTGGAGTGTTAGTGGAAATAGTTGCGGGGCGCTGCAACGGAACTATCCCGATGCTACACTGGAGAAGGTCGAGAATCTGCTCGACCTAGGAAATGCTGGTGCTGTGCTGAATGCGGTCCTCACCGGGTCTGGGTTAAAGCCGCGCGCCGCCCCACTGGGGGAAGCCGTGGCGGTGGTGATGCCCGAGTCGAGTCTGGGGCAGGTTGGGGATACATCTACGGCCTCCTCGCCACCGCCTGTGGTTACAGCTATCCCGTAATCGACGCGATGACACTCCTCGATTTCGAGGAGCTCACGGCCTATTGGGCCGAACACCCGCCGCTGCACGTCCTGGTGGCCGCATATCTCGGTCTGGGCAAGGAGAAGCCGACGCGCATGCCGCCGGCGCCCTCCGGCGCCTCTGTGTTCAGCCAGCAAGAAGGCGCAGATGCCAGCTCGCTTGTAGCCGAGCTCGGGCCGGGCTTCGGTTCGCAGCATGTCCATGCCGGCCTGGCCCCCGTAGTGCTCGAGTTCGCGGAATTGAGGCGCAGGGCGTCAGCGGCCGATTGAGACTCTCTTAGGACCGCGACGGAGCGCCTCGCGGCGGTTTTTGTATTGAGGGCTATCATGGCCGACATTGAAACCAGCGTGGTCATCAGCGCCCAAACGGACGGTCTCCAATCGGGAATGGAGGTCGCGGCAAATTCGGTCCAAGCGGCGACGGATGCGATGCGGGCTCAGTTTGCCGGGTTGGGCGCCGCCGCACAGCAGGCGCAGTCACAGTTAGGCGCCGCTACCGCGCAAATCGGATCGAGTATCAGTGCGCTGCAGTCCAAGGCCGCAAGTCTTGTGGGGTCGGTCGGCGACCGCATGATCGCGAAAGCTGGCGTTGGAGATGGCGGCATCGGTAGCCAAGGAGTTGCGCGGTCGGAAGGGGCCGCGCCGGCCCAGGGCGGGACCACTGACAGCGTGTCGGCGTGGCGCGCAGAGCTGCAAGAGCAGCTGATGGCGGAACATAATTTTTTTAACCAATCCAAAGATGAAGAGCTGGCGTTCTGGCAGGAGAAGCTGGCTCTGACTGAGGCCGGATCGAAGACGCGCCTTGCTGTCGAAAGTAACATTTACCAGCTCGAAAGACAGCTCGCAGTTCAGAACGAGCGCGACGCGCTTGCCGCGCTGGACGCCGACGAAAAAGTCACCGATGCCGTCTACGCCCGTAAACGAGCCGCCATACAAGCCAGTGGCCAGCTAGGAAAACTCTCGGCTAACGAGGAGATCGCGGATCTCCAGGGGCTGCTTGAGACAAAATGGGTGCTCGA